AAAATAAATTAAATTAATAAGAAAGGTGGTATTTTATTATGAGTAAAACTGTTAAATGTCCTAAATGGGGTTGTGATGGTGTTGGCATACCTGTTGATACCAAGAAAAAATTCTCATTCGGTAAAGCACTCGTTGGCAACACAGTAGGCGGTCTCTTTGGACCTGTCGGTGCCGTTGTCGGTACTGCTACCGGGATTAAAGGCAAGAACGGCAAAACAAAGTTTGTGCGTTCAAAGTGCGGTAACGTTTGGGAAAAGAAAATATAACCACAAGGCAGAGTTTTTACTCTGCCTCTATTTTTCCTTTAATAAATATGTACAAGTACAATAACAGGTCTTTATCTTCCAAGCCCTCAATCATTTTAATTATTTCTTCTTTATATTCCATACAATGCCACCTCCGATACATCAATTATAGAACATTTGTTCTTAAACGTCAATAAGGACGGCAGAAAAAACCGCCGCCCCACCGAAACTTGAAGAGTTCTCTTGTTTGAGAACATCATTACTGTAGCACTTTAAAGTGTTTTATTTTGTCGAATATTGACAACATGGACTGCAAAGAATAGAATAGCAAAAAAGAACTGCAAAAGGAGATGTTAATATGGCAAAAACAAATAAATGCAATTCCTACGTCATCAATGGTCAAAAAATCAATGTTGATGATATAATCAAGCATTATAATGGCGACTTAGGCATGGCTTGTAATGAAATATCGCAAAGGACTTTGGTTTCATTTGAAACAGCCAAATATTATGTAGAGCTGTGCCAAAAAGATGAGCCATTCGTTAAGCAAAATTCAACGATAAGCTTCACAAGCGGCATTCTCATAGCCGTTCCGCTTATAATGTTTATTGCAACAAAAATAGGATTCTTTCCGGTGGACAATGACCTTTTTATTGCTATGTTTGGCTTAATTTTTGTGTGTTGCTCTATCGCTTCGATTATTCTCGGAATAATTGATTTAGCATCTAAGAATGAAATTCCACGCAATCATGGCGGTTCTATCTTTGGTATTGTTGCTTCTGTGTTGATGTGGCTTGATTTTATTTTTCATTGAACTAAGGAGAGGTTTTCCTCTCCTTTTTATTCTAATTGTGAAGTAATGTACTCATACTCTTCTTGCGATATTTTACCACTCGCTACCCTGTCGAGCAGTTCTTCTTTGGTTACTCTGTCGCTCTCGTATAGCCTTTTAAGGCTTTCAACTAAAATTCTCATATTAAAGCACCCCCTCATCCATTAACTGCCTTGTATAGTTGTCTATCGCTTCCTCGTCAGAGTGCTCGTTAATCTCTTTTGCCTGTTCCATAGCAATAAGATACTGCGAGTATTCTTCCTGTGTCAGCTCGCGCTCCTCGTACTCCCAATGCTTAGGCTTGTAAGTAAAATCGTCCTCATTTCCTGTTGCTTCAACCGATTTAATATTTTTTCGCTGATAAACGATATTCGGAGAAGATATTGTGTCAATGTCAAGTGGCTTGTCCGATTGCATACTCTCTACGAGCTTGTATTCTGTCATATTCAATACACCTTGCCTTTCTGTCTAATGTTGAAATTTTGTGTTTTAGTTTTCCGAAATCTATAAATGGTTTGATATGCTCCTTATAATAATCGTACATATCACAATTTTTAATCCACGCAAGAGCGGAAACCATTTGTTTTGAGTCAAATATTGTAACCTTTGTTTTTCGCCATATTCTAACTGCTTTTGCTCTTATTTTCTTAAGGATTGTTTTTCTTAAGGTAGTTCTATTCCTATAGAATTTATATCCCATAAAATCAAGCGGTCTGCCGTATGTTGCTGTCTTTCCATTCTTGCTAACATATGGATTTTGGGATAAATAGTGAAAGCGAAATATCTGCCAGTTTGCCTTGACTGTCAAGCCTAATTTCGCAAGCCTGTTATCAATCACAGCTTTTACCTTGCGCAATTTCTTTTTGCTTGCACAAAATATAGCCATATCGTCAACATAACGTGCATATTTCAGTTCAATGCCGAGTGATTTGATTTCATGGTCAAGCTCGCTCAAATACCAGTTAGCGAACCATACAGAGGTATAAAAGCCAAGTGGCAAGCCATTAGGCACGCAATGTATAACATTTTCAACAATCCGCATGAATTTAAAATCTTTGATTTTAGATTTAAGCTTTTCAATTAATTTATCCTGTGGAATACTAGCGTAAAATTGCTTCACATCAAGCTTATAGCAATATTTAATATTTTTACCGCCTTGCCTTATCCATTTGCATATGTGCTTCTTGCCATACGCTCCGCCACGCTTAGGAACCGAGCCGTAACTGTGCTCATACATTCCCTTGTTAAACATGGGTTTAAGCACGTTCACTATCATGTGATGTACTATTGACTCCATAACTGTCGGTATTACTATCTTACGTTTCTTTCGTGATATTCCGTCATATATTTCTTTGGGTTTATGCTCAAAAGGTGTGAAGTTAATCGCATATTCTCTAATTTTGGGTATGTATGTATTAAGGTCTAATAAAATTTTCCTAACCTTGTTTCTTTTCTTTTTACCCTTAGAGAAGTTTTGAATTGCAAGTTTTATATTTTCGTCTGAAATAAATTCAGCATATAGATTTCTGTATGTTCTCATACGTATTCTCTTCCTATCCTCTCTACCACGTTCGACTATTTCCTGCTACTAGCAGTAGCTTGCATCGAGTTAATTTTTACCAAGGGGTACGGAATTTAGTCTGCATTCATTTTATCCCATGAATGATAGGTACAGAAGCCCCGATGTTCCACCTCGCGTTACCGGCCTCGTTGTTCAAGTTCACGTAAAACGCGCCACAATGCCGACCGTTGTTCAGGTTGCCACCGAAAAGAGCAAAGGCGCAGACTAAACCCCTTATATAAAATTAACTACACACGTTTATAGTTACAAATTTTCTTAGGAGAAACGTGGTTTCTCCCTTTCTGCTTAGGCAGAAATTCCCTCTTCCCTGTTGCAAGTTATTTGTAGGAAAGAGAAGCCCCGAAGTCCCACCCCGCGGAACCGGCCCCGTTGTTCAAGTCCACGAAAAACGCGCCACAAAGCCGACCGGCGTGCAGGTAGCCACCGAAAAGAGCAAAGGCTATAATTGCAATGTTAAACCAACAACCATCAGGATAATAGGTCGATGATGAGCCTGTGATTGATGTTGGAAACATGCCTAATGCCGTATACAGCATATCTTTGATATATCCACCACTTGTACCACTAGGAGTTGAATTAGGTATCTCGATATATCCTGTTCCATCAGTGTTATAGTTAGTTGCTTTGCTTCCGTCCTTTGTTGACGGAGATAGCTTGACTTTTGCTATACCATTAGCAAGTATAAGTCCAACTGTTCTTCGCCACTGATTGCCGTAATAATTCTCCATTCCGAATACTTTAACTCCGGCTTTTCCAGCATTCTCGCCCCAAAATAAGCCTTTGTCATTCATTGTGCCGGTCTTAAGCAATAAGTTTTCATCACTGACATTTTCACTCATGCCTCGCCCGAATACATCTTGCGTATCGGTAGATTTTCCCATAATGATAAGCAAAATATTAATCAAGAGTCTATCAACGTACTGCTCGATTTCGTAGCCTGTACCATTAGCTCTTGCATATGTCATTTCTTGACTGGCTGATTTCGATTTAATAACTGTTTGACCGCTTATTGAGCGTAGCTTATTGTTGCTGTCAAGCGAGCCGTTGTAAATCGGTGTATAAAAATGAGATTTTTCATTGCCGTTAATGTCGATAAAATTCAGATTTTTAAAATCTTTATCAGCTTGATAGTTAGCAACATAAAGGCTTACACTGTTTGGATTGCCTTTGTCGGGTGCAATTTTCCACCATATAATGTCTGTGCCATTGCCCCACTCCATCATAGCATTTCCATCATAATCAACGTTCGCTACATCTGATGCACTGCCATCCTTTTTTTTAGTCAAGTTGTTCTCGTTGAGATAGTAGTCAACCTGTCCATTTGTCTTAAACATACATGGTTTTGGCATAAAAAAAGCATTCGCCCATGAGCCATAATCAAAAGTTCCACTTGTAAAATTCATAGCTGCCGGAGTCATGCCTACTGCGTCTGCTAAATATCTGACTCTTGTTTTCGGGTTACTATCCGCACTGTTGATGTGAACACCATAAATAACTCTTCCCTCACTTAATTTTGTACCAAGGGCTCTAATACTCTCAACAATCGCTTGCCCTGTTGTGTCTGATATAATGTCTATTCCGCTCATATTAGTCCTCCTTGCTTACATTAAGTAATCCGGCACTTGTCACGGAAAAAGTAATGCCTTTTCCGTTTGCTTTCTGCTCGACAAGTCCGGCTTGTTGTTCTGCTCTTTGCGCAGCTTCATTTGCAGCCTTTGTAGCTGCGTTTGCTTGACTTACCGCCGTATCAATCTTTCCTGAAGCTTGTGCAACCTCGTCCGCTTTTTGTGAAGCAGTTTGCGCTGATTTTTGAGCCTGTGAAGCAGAATTACTTGCCGAGGTAGCTTTTTCTGTCGCAGTCTGCGCTGATTTTTGAGCCTGTGATACGGATTGGGCCATGCCGTCAAGATAGCTCTGAATAAGTCTTTGAATTTCAACGTCAAAATCCTCAACAGTTCCCATTCGCTTAACTATTCCGGGCGCGAAACACATCCATATCTGCTGTTTTTTCGTGTCGGAGTCGGTCGATACCGCCCATTCTCCGGCTTTCATTTTTGAGGGGTCAAACTGTGCATATGCTCCTCGTCTCATTTGAATTGCCATAAGCTACACCTCATTTTCATCAATTATCTCCATTTGCCTAAAACGTGAAGTTGTAAATACAATTGTTTGTTTGTTTCTGCGGCAGCCGAGTTTATACAAAACTCCAACTTATCACTGCTCCATCTCGTGAAAAAAATAGAATACAGCCCGCCGGCACTACAAAACACAGTGCCTGTAGTATGTAAGATACTTTTTACCCCGTCTGGCATATATACGCTTCCATAAGTATAATACAGACTACCATATTTAGAGCCAAACGAGACAGTCGCGGGAAAACTTCCCCACATTTCTAGGTACCCATCTGTCCACTGTCTCCAATACCAACCGCCTCCACTAGTGAATGTTTTTGAGCCAAAATCCGTTTCAACTTCATTAATGGTCAAATTGTTTGCGGTAATATCAACATTAGTTCCACTTATATTAACTGTTTCACCACTTACGCTTGCAAAGCCACCACCACAGCCTACACCGCTAGTATGCCCTCCAATGTTTGAAAAAAGGTTTGCCCCCTCTGCGTTTACTGTAAGATTATTATCAATATCATTTCCGCTATAATTTCCGCTTATTTTTGTTCCTGTTTCTGCGTCTTGCGCCCAAAAACTTTGATTGAGTCCTGTAGCCGAATTGACAACATCGACATTAAAAGCTTTTGTAAACTCACCATACGCACCGACTATCTTGGGTGATACAACATAGTCACTTCCTATTTGCGTATAGCCGATGTTCTTTTTAAGAGCATCGAGTTCATCTTTCGTACTTTTTACTGCGCTGTTTGCTTTTTCTTCAACTTGGTCAGCGTCTTGATAGTCGCTGTCGTTTGTTAGCTCACTCGTCTTGCTTGGTATACTTGGCTTATTAGAGATATTATTCCATGATATATTAACTCCGTCAGCGAGCGTAATACCCTTGTTGTCAAGCGTAATCAGAATTTTTCCGTTTGCGTCTTTGACATACTGCTTGCCGTTTGTGTTATTCTCACCGCCTAAAGTGAGTGTTCCACCATGCGCCCAATCAAAATTAATGCCGATAGCCGACATAATATTGAAAATAGCGTTTCCGTCTTTATCAACTCCGGCTTTCCATGTCTTGCCGTAATCATTCGATACAGCCATGCCATTAGCTGTCATTTTCCACTGTATGTTGCTCGAATTAAGGTCGGCTTTATTATGCATAATGTAAATAATTGAGCCATCTTCTTGCACCTGTTCAGTCTTAAAAAGTCCGAGCGATTGAGACATTAGCTGTGTCAGTAATTGCATTTGCTTATCATATACACTTAGTTGTGCCTGCGCAACTTTCCTAGCTTGTACGACAGCCTTTGTCTCATTACTGAATTTATCAGCACTATTTCTTGAAGCATTTTCAGCGTCACATGAAATTTTTGTACCGCTTCCAACTGTAAATGTTCGGTTGGAAATAAAACAGCTATAAGTATTCTGCTTGCGGTCTGTCACAAGCGCCACATCTCCGCTCTCAATCAGTGGGTTTGACAAGAGTGTAGCGTCAAGAGGTCTGAACCTCATGCCACCAATTTTTTTAAAGATATAGTTTGCAACTGTCTGTGCCTTGTCTGCCAAAATAAACGGATTATCAGAGATTGAGACCACATACCCCTCTTTTCCGGCAAGCGAGTTAACATCTTTTGTCTTGTCCTCTTTCGATGTCACAATAACTTTAACACCTGTAATCACAACATCATCAGTTGCAACATTCAAGTCTTTTTGTGTGTAAACATTGTGGTAATTTCTCACTTCTGTAAATGTTCCACCATCAACGCTATCTCCACTTGAATAGTCGGTGAAATTTCCGCCATCAACATTATCTCCGTCAGAGTATGGTGTAGTTTTTGTGCTAAAAGTTCCACCATTGTAATTTTGGCTGTCAAATTGGCTCATATCATACCATCCGATAAGCAATTCGCCATCGTGACCGCACTTGCCCCATAATCCGCTTAACTGCAAGATGTAGGCTATTACCTGTCCATATGTGAGCTTTTGATTATCACTTGGTATCTCGTTAATCACGTAATCAGAGTTATCAAATCTCGCCATAGTAAAAGGTACATCGCACTTAATACAAGCGTCTCTGACTACCTCATACGCTGTCGTAGGGTAGCTTAAATTGCTATCATACTCACGATTGAAATTATTAATATTGTCAAGGCAAGTAAGCGTTATGAGCGAGCCGTCATAGCTTGTCTCGCTGACTCTATACTCACCGATTTTTAGCTTTTCGGTTGTGCCGTCAGAAAAGCTTTTTGAAACATATGCCGTTACGCTCGCCTTATCAAAATCATACTTGCTGTAATCTTCGTAAATGTTATTCAGCTTAATTTTCAGTTTTCCGGCAATCAAAGCCCCAATTGTGAAAGTGCCATTGCTTGATGTTGAATCATTAACTTCGAAGCCATTCGCCCACAGCTCACTATCACTAACAGGGATTTTTTCACCATTAGTTGTAACTATGTCAGCAAAACAATTTACGTTTATATTATTATCGAGCATTACTGCTCTTTGCCACTTAGCCGATACGTTAAGCATTTAATCACCGCCTTATACTTCTATGAGGTCGAAACTCAATGTCTCATACCTCTTATTGTTGATAGTCCATATCTTGATAGGTGCGCTTCTATCGCCCACGTAGAATGTACGTGTTTCATCAGTGCCGCTCATAGCGTCAGGATATGTCACTCTGATATATTCGGGGTTTACCATTTGAAGTATCTTTGCTGTCCTAGCTGTGTCTGTACCGCTCCATGACAATTTAAGCTGTCGTTTCTGCGCTATTCTGTTTTTATGCATTTGAGCGTCCTGCGTACGTCCACTATCGCTTGCAGACACATCAATCATGCCCCATTCAAAGCTTGACGGAGTAGGTAATTCTACTCCGTCTACTAACATCATTGCCATATTGTTACCTCGTAAAAAGACACCCACATAGGTGTGAGTGTCTTAGCCAAATTCATTTGCTACAATATATCGTTGCCCGTGCTTTGCTTTACCTACCTGTGTCATGCGATAGAGAGTTTCACTATCACACTTGAACACATTTTCGATAATAGGTGCAGAGCTTCCGCCAGTGTTAGAGTTCATCATTACTTGCGTCATGCCCTCCATGACGGCCTGTTTAATTCCCTCTGTGATTTGTTGGTTATTTGCTACGGCTGTTTTGCCGTTTGAGAATTTACCGACTATCTCTCCTCGGTTCATGTAGAACGGACCCTCTTCCGGGAAACCACCACTAGCAAAATGTGGTGCCCTGTCGAGTAGTGACTGATACCCCATGTATTTTGTGCCTGTGGTAATATTGAATCTTTTATTGTTGTACTTAAACAAATCATCCAGTGAGCGTACAATGCCATCTATCGAGCTCTTAACACTGCTAAATCCCCAGCTACTTATTCCAACACTGTAACTTTGATTTGCGTACCACTTAAACGTACCTAAACTTCCGTTCGTGTTATCGACCTTTCCTTTAAGCCCATTAAAACTACCACCTGTCGAGCCGAGATAAGCACTTGCGTTACTTGCCATTGTTGAGAACGAGTTCGATGCTCCTCTTCTCATGTTTTCTGCAGCGTCTTGAAATACCCCCATGTTAAATTTAGTGTTACCCAATGAGCCATTAACTCCACTTAATGAATTGTAGAGATTTGATGATAACGTTGAGAAAGAACCACTTGTGCTAAGCGATGTTCCGCTTGCCTTGCTACTCATGCTATCCATCTTGCCCTTGGTTCCGTCAATTGAAGTGTTGACTCCGCTTAAATAGCCACTCACTCCGGCATTTAAGTTTGAAAAAGATGTCCTAGAATTAGAGCTTGTTGTACTTGCTTTTCTTTCCATGCTATCCATCTTGCTTTTAGTACCATCAAGTGAAGTGTTGATATTTCCTAAATACCCGCTTACACCAGCGCTTAAGTTTTTGTAGCTATCATCAATTTTGCTCGCGCTCTTCCCTACTTCTTTTGCGGTATCGTCAACTCCTTTAACTGTTTTCTTTTTAAATTTTGGTATTTCAACGCCGGGTATCTTGTTAAGCAATCCTATAATGTCATTAATAATTCCAACAAAGCCGTTGTAAAGCTGTGGCCCTAATACGTTTTGTAAATCATCAACATTTAAAGACATATTCTTTTTAAATGTTTTCCAGCCTTTTTTGAAATAATTTCCCAAGTCTTTGAAAAAATCATCTACGCTTTTTTCAGCATCTTTGATTTTCCACTTTATTTCCTTAATTCTCCATTCGAGAGGGGTAACAAGTTTAATCTTTTTTCCGTCAAAGCCTGTGGCTTCGTCGCTTATTCCCAATCCGGATTCTGGACTCTTGAACCACTCTTTGAGTTTATCAATCCAGCCTTTCATGTGCGCCAGCACATAATTGATACCCGACACGATAACCAGCACCTCAACTCCCCTTAGTGCAAGTTCTGTTTTTGACAAGCCTTTAGCTGTTGCGTACTTTTCCCATTCAGATGTAATAAGCGTTTTGGTTATCTCTTTAAGTCCGTGTTTCCATGTAAACGCGCCAATAAGAATAGTAAAGGTATCAATATCAAGTTCTCCGATAAATTCCGAAATGCCCTTAAATGCATCTTTCCAATCAACATTGATTAATGTGTGAATTAAAGCATCTCGTATGCCGTGGACAATGTTATTGACTGTTTTTCCAAGTTCTTGCCAGCCTGTCAGCCCTGTAACGTTACTTACTCTTGACATTTCATGTAATGCGCCATTTATAAATGAAGCAAAACTGTCTCCAAGGTTTCCCCAATCAAACGTTGACGTAAATGAAAAAGCGGAAACTATGGCAGTCCTTATCGAACCAGCTATTGTCTTTCCAAGTGCCGTAAATAATTTTGGACTTATTAAGCCGTTAAGGAAGTCTGCAAGCCCTTTTCCAAAGTTCGATGCGCTCTGATACACGTTATCCCAATTAATAGAATTAAGTGAGTCGGCTATTGCGTCACCGATGTACTTTCCGAGCGAGTAAAGGTCTTTGATTGAAGATTTATATTTTTCGAGCAATCCATCGGTCTTTTTCAGCGAGCTATCAACTCCACTGCCGGCTCCACTGCCACCGGAACCGCCACTGCCTGGGCCGCCACCACTGCCACTATCGCTGTTATCGTCAAGTGCATGTATCTCGTCTATGCTAAGCAATGTCTTTTTCAGTTTTTGCGCTTTCTTATTGGAACTATCAGCGTTATCGCCAATATCGCCCACTCCGTCAGCTATGTCCTCCATGCCATCAACAGTAGCACCGCCACCGCTTATCTCGATAGTCCAACCGAAGATTGCTCCGAGTGCGTCAGCTACAGTTCTTGTGAAGCTAATAACCTTGAGCATTACTTTGCTTAAGGCTTGAACAAACGGCTTTAGAGCATTGATTATTACGCTACCTATGATACTGCCCCATGCTTGGAACTCTTGCTTAAGGACTCTTATGCTGTTAGCCCAAGTGTTGGCAGTTTTAGCAAAATCACCTTGCGCAGCTTGCGTGTTTGCCATGACATAATTGTATCTTAGCAATACCTTTTCAGCTTGCGTCATGGATTTGATATTTGAATCAAGTCCGTTTTTCATAGCCCACTCTGAAAGTGTGGCTTGTGTTAAGTCGAGTCCGTATCTCCTTAACGGTGCAATTGTTCCCGAAAAAATGGATTGTAAGCTCCTTGCAACATCGGCTTGGTCTACATCGTAGAATGAAGCCATATCGCCAGCTAACCTTGTAAGATTAAGTGACATATCAGCCATACTGTCCGTAGTCTTGTATAGCGTGTTATTTTGGCTCATAAGAGCTTTATTTGCCACTGCCGTACCATTTGCCACTTGCTCTGACGAAATGCCTATGGAAGTACCTAGTGCTTGGAAACGGCTTGATATTTGCTTAACTGTTAGCTCCGACATTCCAAAATCTTGAATTGATGTTTTTGTAAAATCATCAACCTTGCTTGCCATATCGCCAAACGTGGTATCTACTACGTTTTGAACCTCTGTTAATTGGCTCGCTAAATCAACTGCACCGCCTATTTTCCCGACAGCTCGCATGACCAACCAATAAGTTGCGTAAAACTTACCGATAGTTGAAGCTAAGCCCCTGAATCCACTCCTTGTACTCTTAATTGACTTACTCGTGTTTGAAAAGCCTGTTACAAGTGACCTACTAGCCGAACCGACTTTCGAGCCTTGCTGTGACAGATTAGCAAGTGCATTAGTCATTTGAATAATGTTATTGCTAACTCTCGGTGCGTTAGATAATGTTGTCATTACCTCTTTTAAGGCACCGCCAAGGTTTCTGATGTTGTCTGCAGCATAACTAGCTGATTTCGAACCGAGCTTTGAGATTGAAGCTGTTAGCTGTGTAATCTCTGCTGATTGCTTTGAGATATTCGCAAAGCCCGACAATTCTGTTGCCATGTTCTTCAAGGCACTTGCCGAGCTGACAAGTCTTGCAGTATCAAGGTTGCCGAGCTTTTCCATGTTAGTCGCAATCTTGCTAAAGGTACGAGTGTCAATACTGCTCACGCTTCTAAGTGATGTTGCAAGTTGAGACATTCCACTCGCAAAATTGCTTATGCTTGCACCATTGAGGGAATTGAGAGTGCTTCCAAGTCCTTGCAGTTTACTTTGTAAGTTGCCTATGTCTTTAGCCACTTGTTGTGCGTTTGACTTGATTTGAAGCTCAATGCTCTCTGCCATTTTCTCACCTCCCTGTATGTAATAAAAAAGAGAGCCACCCTAAAGTAGCTCTCATGTATTTAGTCTTTGAGCAGATAGTATGTTGTAATCAATCCAACATAGCCATCTTGCTTAAGACCTCTATTCTTCTGAAATACTTTGACACATTTAGTGAGATAATCACTCCACTCCTTGTAATCAGTATCAAGTTTGTAAAAATGATACTTGTCGTGCAGAGTCTTTCTCAACCACTTAATAGCTGTCGGGCAGTTATGCTTCTGTCCACTCCACAAATTGTGATTTTTAGCAAATCTCTGTGAGTTAGCTCCAAACTTGCCATCTTCCTTAAGCTCGTCTGTGTCAAATCCGATGTTCATAGCATGTTGCCATTTTCTTACATCATCATTATCGAGGTAATACTCCTCATTGCCTTTCCAAGCGTTATCCTTTGCCGGAGTTGCTATTGGTGTCGGAGTTGCTGTTGGTGCCGGATTATTCTCTATTCCATCACCCTTGCCAAGCTCAACATAGAGTAAGTTAGCGTCAGTACTGTTATTCAGACCGCTACAAGTAAATGCACTTGAATACTGCCAGCCATACAGAGAATGTTGAATAACAGGCTTCTTTGCGCTATTAGGCTCATCACCAATAGACATTCCCTTAGTTGATGGATAGCGTGCAATCCAAAATGGACAATTAATCTGATTTGCGTATGGTGCAATATACTGATTGTAAAAGCTAAGCCCTGTGTATACACCAAAGTTAAGCCCGGCGCTCTTGATAACACTCTGATATGTGTTGATAATATCAATAAGCGTCTGTCCGAGTCCTTGCTGGCATTTATCTTCAACATCTAACCAAACAAAAGTTTTTCTTCCGTTAAGCGTCTGAATAACCTTGTTTGCGTCTGTCTTTGCTTTCTCTACTGTTGTAGCGTATGAGTAGTTATAAACACCTTGTATCGGCATTCCTACATCGGTACAGCCTTTCCAGTTTTGCTCAAAGGTTTTATCCGGATTAAGGTCTTTACGGATTACTTTAAGGATTGCAAATTGCACTCCAGCCCACTTAACCTTGCTCCAATCAATATTCCCTTGATATGACGATACATCAATTCCTTTATATGCCATATTTTCACCTCATTAATCAGGACTTTCAGGTAATCCCGACTGTCTTAATGCGTTAATTCGTTGCTTCATTTCGTAAACGGCAATTTCCTCATTAGACTCCTTGTATTTAGGCTCGTTGTCTTCTGAGTATTGCTCATTTAACGATTTTTCAATGTATTTTGCCCTTGCCTTGTTGCCATTCAAAGCTCTGTCAATCGCTGTAAGAGTTGCGCTTAATCCGTATGTGCCCCACCAAGCCCACATGTTGGAGTCGGTTTCTTTTTGTGCAAGCATATAAGCCTTTGAATAAGGCTCTAAATCAGCCGGACAAGACATGTCTATGTCCTCAACGCTAAATCCATAGCCTTTAGTTACCAAAAGCCAATATGGGCGGATTTCGTTGCAATATACTTCCCATGTAAGCTCTTTTACTTCTTGATTGGTTTCTTCTTGGCTGTCTGTACCTCTTTCGCCAACATCTTGGATAAAAAACTGTTTTTCTCCATTTCCGCAGACAAGTCATTATAGAGTGATTGTAAATCTCCGCCCTCTTCATTCTCCGGGTCAAGATAATCGTCAAGTAAATCGTATACCTTTACGAGCTGTTTCTCTTTTGCTTCTTTATCATTAAAATCAAAGCCAAATTCGTCAGCATGGAATTTCTGCAAGCCTACGAGTAAAAACTCCGGTAAAAACTCAAGCATGTTGTCAATGACTTCAAGTCCCTCACCCTGTTGCTCCGTTCCTACGAGCCTTGGGATAATTTTATTCTTAACTACCGGTGCGTATCCGAATTTAACTGTATATTCTTTTCCACTTAATTTAATTTTCATTTTATCTTTCCCTTTCTCCCTAATTTATATAGGGAAAGAGGCAGTTTTAACACTGCCTCAATTACCTTGCTATATTGTTTCTTCAAGTTCGCTGTCAGCCGTGCTATCATCATAGCCAACCGCTACGGCTTTTTCCGATTGGCTCACCCTTTTTTTGTGAGTGTGATTGATGCTGGATAACCTTGGTCATCCTCTGTTACCGCAACATCGTAGTTATCCTCAATCCACTTAGGTACTGTCTGAACTGATACAGTCGCAGTTCCTGTTAAGTGGTCATTGGAAGCCTCACCTGGGGCGAATGATTCCTGTCCAATAAAAGCACAGATACCCTCTGAACCTTTTCCGTCTGTGCCATAGAGAATGATGAAGTCAAGCTTCTTGCCCTCGTTAGTTACCATCTCATCCTTGTACTTTTTCTCAAAAGCTCCCTCAACTTCCATAGAGCCGGCTGAACGTCTACCCATTTCCTGTGTCTCTACTAAATCCTCAAGAGTTGAAGTATCTACCATGTTCTGTGAGCCGAATGGTGAGGGAATTGATTTTGCCCTTATTAAGAGCTTGTAAGTTCCAGCCCAGTAATCGCCACTTGTGGCGGATGCGGTTGGTGTCTTGTAAGCAATTCTACTTTTTAATCCTGTTGCCATTTTTGTTACCTCCTAATTTTTCATAAAAAAAATAAGAGCCAAAAGGCTCTTATAATCTATCATTCCAGTCGAATGACCGCCTAGCACGTAATGTTGCTGTCCATAATTTGCCGTTTTTCCTAGCGAATGGAATCGTTGTCAGCTTGAATGACATAGCTTTGTATTCATTAGCCACTGTTTGTGCCACATTTAAGGCTTCTGAACGGCTTTTATTCGTTGTAACAGTCACTTGTGCCGTAAATAACACTGTATTTATTCTTTCACACTCTAAATCCTCATTCTGTTCAATAGGTTCGAGTGCTTGAACTAGCACTGTTGGGAAACTAGCCGTTGCACTGTCCGACTGTTCCTCTTGTGTGAATTTTAGCTTGGGATATTTAGTTTTCAATTTTTTCTCACATCGTGTTTTCACAATCGCATATGTGAGATTTTCAAGGTCATAAACCCATTGATTTTGACTCGCCACTTTATCTCACCTCAACTAAAATTTTTCCGTGCCGTTCTTATGATGTCATTTTCCATTTTTAAAAATGCGTGATACATCGGCATTGTAGGTGTAATGCCGTATGAATGGTGTAATTCTCCACTTTCGTCTCTCCAATACCAGCCCTCGCTGTCAAATGCGTGTGTCTGTCCCGGAAAAGTACCTTGACCGCCTCTTGCATCATTGAAGTGTGGTTTGGCTTTCCAACCTGAGCCGTATTCAGCCATAAGCAAAGGCGATACATCAACTGTTTTGAGTCCGTCAGCCGTTTGCCATGTGCTTTGTATCTGTCCCGTTTCGGTAGCAAGCACAATGGCTGTACAGCCGTCCGTTGTATCTTTAATTTCGTAACTAAATGTAATATAGTGTCCAAAATTTCCTGTATTTGCTTGTGCTACGGCTATGCCATTACTAGCAAGCTCTCCAACAAACGCTATGCACTTGTCTTGTAAGCGGTCTTTGTATCTTTCAAGCTTATCTATCGCATCTTGTATAGATTTTTCTGTCAGAGAAACGTCAATCTTCATAATTACACTTCTTTCACAACTGCTTTCAACATGTATTTAACTGAATAGAGAGAGGGTTTTACTCCCACTATTGTAAAGTCTGCGGAAGTTGAATCAACTAATCCGTTATCGTCCTTTGTAGGCTCGCTATCAAGCCAAATAACGTCACCTTTTTTAAAAGGGTACATTCCCTTATCTGTCAGCAAAACAGCGTCAAAATCAGCCGTATTAAAGCCATATTCCTTGTTCTGTGCTTCTCCTCCGTCAAATGATATATTCGCCCAAAAATCAACCGGCTCCGAAAAGCCTGTTTCTTCGTGTGTGTAGTATATCTTCTCTCCGTCCTCTGTTTCATAAAACTTTAGATTTCCGTCCTCGTCTTTTTCATAAACTGTGACAGTTTGACCTTGAAGTGCGTATTTCATGGCTTGTTTATTAATGTCAAGCATTTTTCTTTATCTGCTTGTAAATCTGATTAACACCGGTGCTTGCCATGCCTGACACAATGCCAACTGCTATTGCATCAAGAATGTTGTCTGCCGGATAACCGGGAATTACAAACATTCCAACAATACCGAGTACTCCACCGGCTACACCTACGATAATAGGAATAACATTATCTTTAACCTGTGGTATCTGCTTTGAAGCATATCCGATTAAATAAGTAATTACCATAATAGCAACTACTGTAGGTACTTGTGTAAAGTCCATCAGTTTTTACCTCCTTTGCCTAAATGGATTTCCTCAATCTCATTTTTCATTTTTGTTACCATACCATTACCACCGAGTGCGTGGTATGCGTCATACATCTCGCAAAAGTTCTGATACGCATATGAGGGTATTTCGCCAAGCTTCATGTACTTATCATGGTATTCGATAAGCTGTACTCGTAAAAGTAGCATTGTACCTTTTCCGTTTGCTTGTCGTAGCTTCTTTTCCTCTTCAATGCGCTCGTTTCTTTCTTTTGTGTCTATTGCTTTTTGCTTTTTTTGCTCTTGCAAAAGCCAAACAATATAACCCAAAAGCGCTGTCAGAACAATTGGCAAGGCAATAATGTATGTCTGATAGATTAAATTATTCATCTTACAGCCTTTCGTCTTTGGTAATTGGCACACCGCCCACCACCTCTTAATGTGTACCGCCTGCTACCACTTTACCGACATCAGTAAAATGGTAACGCACAATCTTCTTATCTTTTTATATAATGCCCTATAGGCAAGATTTATAGCACTTTGACAAAAGGGAAAACTCCGACAAACAGCTTATCTCTGTCTTTCCATGTACGGCTCACTCCGCCCTCACTCAATGCGCTCATGTAGTTCTCACCAGCTTGCGAATGGTCGTAGACAGCAAGATTGATAATGACATTCTCAAACTGCTTTAAATCGGCAGTTATATCATCATCAGTGAAAGTGTCCGGATAACACCTTTTTGCTTTCACATCTTCCATGGCTTGCTTAATGAGTTGTTCAATGAGTGGGTTATCTTCCTTGTTGTCGAACACTACCACATCAGATGTCGTTTCATCATCATTCGTGACTGTATCAATATGAAATTGTTTAAGTCTGATTTTGACTTGCTCCAATGTGGTGTATTCCATGCCAAGCTCCTTATAATCCAAACTTTTCAATTAACAGTTTCTTTAGCTCTGCTCCTGTAAGTTCTTCTGCATTGTCTATACCTTGTTCTGTGGCAAAAGCCTGTAAATCAGATGTAGACATGCGATTAATGGTTGTCTTGCTATAATCAAAAGAAGCTCCGGAATTATTATTTTCCGGAACCTCTTCGCCAGCGTTATACCATTTACCATTATGAATCACTATATATGGATATTTCATAGTTGCACCCCCTACTCTTCGCTATGAACCTCATATACGAATGTGCTATCCATATTCTCATATGATGGAAGAACAACCTCGGAAGCAAATGTTGACATCTTCATAGGTGGTCCGTACTCTGTCTTTGTAGCAACTGTGATACCCACACCATATACTGTTACATCTACATCAGCTACCTGTCTTGCAGTTCTTTCTTCCGGTGTAGTACCAAACCAAGTGCTGCCAAGACTGCCCTCCGGAAGAAGTGTAACCTTGTTATCCGGGTAGAAGTACTGCTCCTTGCCATCATCATCAATGTACATCTTATCGTAAAGTACGATAGTGAGCTTTGTTCTCTTCTGCACTACTGAAATAACAGTATCATCGTCAACATCAATAGTTGCTGTAAGGTTCTGTGCGAGGATTGAGTTTCTTATCTGTGCATTATCAAGCAAATACTGAAATGTATTGCTGTTCATAAGCACGTATCTAGCAATCTTGCCTTGCTTCTGTAACTTCTTTCTTGCATTGTTAAGGTCTGTAAGTGGCTTTGAATTAGCTGTATCGCTCCACATGCTTGTGCCGGATAACTTTGCGTAATGGTCTTTTGCGTATGAGCCATCTTTATCGTAATCATAAGCGTACTGAACACCATCGCTCACAATGGCAATTACTGGGTGACCCGCACTTGTTGCAAGAAGTGACATTCTCATACGCTCAGGTACAACTTCCGCACCGCTTACAAGGTTGTTAGTATCGTCATATACGCTTGATAAAGCACTTGCAAGGTAAGGGTCATCTGCTGATTGAATACGCTCGATTTCAAGCATTTCCTCTTCACCAACTGTCATTCCCTCGCGGAAAAATGCCATCTGTGTTTTTTCCTTGCTTAATCCCTCTCTAGCTCTAATTGTTGGGATTGTGTCAAAGTTGGATGGTGCAAGTGATACTGGAAGTCCTTTATGTGTCTTAATCCAGCTTAAATCAAGCCCCTGTTTCTTTCTCTCCGGAAACCACTGTAAACCGAGATAAGGTATCTGATTACTAGCGTTTTCTGTTGCTGATAATGCGATAGACTTGCTGTCTAATACTTCATTAATTAACATCTGTTTACCTCCTGTTATTATTCAAATACAATCATTGGAAGAGCTGTCTTAACTGTTTCGTCATATGTAACGCCTGAGTGTGCTTCTGCTACCTTTGTGTTAAGATACGCTTTCTTAAGCAGTACTCCCTGTGGTCTGTCCTCTGTTACATCAAATCTCAAAATGCCGATTGTAGTTGCTGTATTGTCTACAACTCCTGTCTTTCCAATTGGTGTACCGGCTTTAACAATTTTCTTTCCGTTTGCGTCTTTATCTGTGACCGCAGAAAAATCAAGTGTTAAAGGAATTGCCTCATTAGGCTCTCTTTTGAGAATCTGTACGTCTCCCGCGTATGAAGTCTTTTCATACTGCATATTCATTTCCTTTGCCATTTTTTACCTCCTGTTATTACTGAATGTAATGTGATAAAATGTTGTTGCTTTTAGGTGCATCAGATATAAGGCTTTCTGCTATCTTTTCAGCATTTGTCTTATTTCCTGTATCACCATCGTTATTGTTACCGCCATTATTAGGATTAGGAGTACCTTTGAGTGCGTTTTTCTCATACTCCGCTATCGCATTGGCTTTCATATCGGAAATAATCTTGCCAAGTGATGTTGTGTCAAAAGAGCCATCCTCTTTTACTACTGTCTTTGCCTGTTCGGCTGTAATTCCAAAATCAGACATTGCACTCTCTCGTAAATCTCTGACAGCATTATCTTTCTGTAGCTTGGCAATCCGCTGATTGGCTGTATCTAAGGCTTTATTCGCCTTTTCAAGCTCCGTCATGTTGCCAGCCTGTAGCTCGTCAAGCTGTGTCTGTAGCTCGTCAGCTTTGTCTGCTTTAGCCTTGTACTGATTGGCTTTCTCTTTCTCTCTTGCCATTTCCTCACCGCTCTTGTTAAGCAGATTTGTTATCTGCTCATCCGTTGCATCGGGAAAAAGTTTCAAAACATCATTTCTTGTCATTTCATTACCTCCGTAACTCACGCTTTTGTTATCGCTGGTCGCACCAGCCGAGTTTTTCTGTTGTTTAACGCACAACTGCAAATTTTTGTATAATAAAAAGCAACCTATAAGTTTTCCTTACAAGTTGCTCATTATTTGTAATATTTAACACTGCATCTACACCCTGCTATTTCTTTTACCTGTGCCCCTAAAGAATGGTCTTTTGGAAACATCATAAGTGAATTTCCAACCTCAAACGGCTCAAAAATATCAATTCTCTTTCTATCAACTTCTGCATGTGTAGGTCTGACATGTGAATCTTCTTTTGAGCGCCACTCTTTTGTTTTGTAGCCCTGTTTTACCATTTCAGTTTGTAGTCTGTAATTGCCAACTGTATTAGCTTCATTCGCAGCTACATTTTTTGCTCTTTTCTGTGAAGTAAAATACTCTACTTCGGTATTTTGTGTGGTAGCGTCAACTACCTCATTCACAATGTACCGGGCATAATCCGTAATATATGAGGGTGTTTTCTTTGCCTTACAATACTGCGTGGCAATGCTCTCATATCTGATAATAAATTCTTTAGTGATAGTGGTTATCTCTGTTTCTTCCTTGCCGGATAACAAGGCAAATAGCATAACAAAGATTTTTTCAAACCTTTCGGCAAGGTCTTTTCTATCTTCCTTTTCCTTGTCGGACAAATCCATCTCACCAAAATATGTGTCATAATCTATGTCTTGTATTTCATTTTTGCCAAGTGCGTGGATTTCGTCTGCCATATCAAGCTCCAAAATAAATTGACAGCCAATTATTCATCGGCTGTCTTTCCATTGTTCTTATCATTGTTAGGTGTAGCTGTTGTCGGCTGTTCTTCCGGGAATAACATTTCCATACGCTTAGCGCTTTCAAGAATGACTTGTTCAGGGTCGCTAAACATGTCAATCGTCTTAACAGCTCTCTTGTAATTGATACCGCACCTAAGTAATATTTCAAGCACTTCTGCCTTAACAAGCATGTTGTCAAGCTTGTTGTGATTAATGTGTATCTCAACATCACTAGGCATAAGCGTAAAGCCCTTATTAATTCTCAGCCTGTTAAGAATAAGCCTAAGTGCCATTCTCTCTGATTTCTTAAGGATAGGCTCATTAATAGCCGTTCTAAGTCCAGCATCATAATGTCCGTTTCTCAATTCTACAGCCGAGCCAGTGTCACCGCCTGTGTTGCCCTGACGATTTGCGAGACCTTGAATACTTAAAAATCTTTCAAAAAGGTCAGTAAATACTACCTGTCCCTCCGTCTGATTAAGTTCGCTCGTCATTACATCAACATCAGCCTTGTTATCTGAACCATTGTTAGATTTAACTACCAATGCTCCCTCTTGTCGCATTTTTCTGAATGTATCTATGTCAATCTCGCAATTAACGAATTTCACCCATGCAGACACAAACTGTTCGACTCCATTAATTCTGTCCGATGTCAGCACGTTAATAGCGTCTGTGATTGCAATAGTCATTTCAATGTCAGATAATCGCCTTGCATTGTTTGGATATTCAATCACCGGAATAGCTCTGTTGCCGTTTATTCCGCTTGCATAAATCTTGTTGTTGCGAATATCAAACCACTCATTGTCAGTGAACACATAATAAATATCTGCTCCGTTCTCGTCCTCTCCGATTTGACAAGAGAATGCCGGACGTCCGTTTGAGTAGTACACAACAAACGTATACATTGGATTTTCAGACGATAAGTAAAAATCACTTTCATCAAGCAACTGCCCTTGTCCGTCATCATTACCGATGAATCTGTAGCCGGTACCGCATATGCTTCTCCAACGATGTATGTCTATGTCGCACTCCTGTTTGCTTTCTGAATCCATTGTGATGTTAAGCTGTGTGATTTCTTCCGACTTATGGTTATCAGTGCCACGCAACACATATTGGATTGGCTCGGCACACATCTCTGCGGTTTTGCGCTCAACAAGTTCATATGCAAGATTTACAGCAATCTTGTTATTGATTTCCGGACGATTTACCTTTTGCCGATACAAAATTGGTTGGTCGCCACGATAGTATCTGTCAAGATACTCAATCTCAATAGCGTTTCGTTTGTGAATCACAAGTGCTTTATTCAGTTCTTCGATTATGTTGTTTTTTGTGATTTGCCTTTTACGTGTGAAAATAACTTGTCTGCCGTAATTATTCTGACAGACAGCCGAAAAAGGTCTTACGTTTTTATGTGCATATCTATACATCAATAAAACCTCATACCACTTGCAGAAGTTCTCTGTGGAACCTCTTTAATCTGAAATTCTTGTGTGCCAGCCCAAAACCATATCCATTTACGGCAGTGCGTACACATTACTTTGTGGTGTTTCTTGTCGCTTTTATTTACCCACGTTAATAGCTTTCCGCAACGAGGGCACATTACACTTCGTTTTCCTGTTGGTACAATATTCTGATTATTCATGTTGTCCTCGTTTCACTAAAAATAGCACCCACAATCTGTGAGTGCCATTTCTAAAAGAGATTTTTCGCAATGAACGAATTACATTTTTTTCATCTTACACATTATCACATTCTAAGCGAACCGAACGAACAAACTTACATTTTCTTAAAAAATCTTTCAAACTCCATTCTTACGCTATCTGCTGTGGCTTTACCACCAAGCGCATATGCTGTCTGCAACCATGATTTATTTTCCAAAAATCTAAAATTAATTATTCTTCTCATTCTGCTATCATCAAGGCTTGCTATAAATTCCTCTACATCATTTGTCTTTTCAAGCAAATCATCTTGTAAAAGCTGTAATGTAGTCATTCTTGAGTACAATAATGTGCGCTTGCGTCCGTATTCAGGGTATGGTACACCCTCGATTTTGAAGTGCTGTGTGCCACCCATACCGCCCGATACAGTGTCAATCACGCTTTCTCCGTTTTCTATCTTTTCAAGGTCATCTTGTAATTTAGCAATTTTCTTTCTGACCTCTTTGATTTCCTCTTGCAAGTCTGAATACTGTGATAAAACTTCCTTTGTCATTAATAAAGCTCTCCTCTGAACGGATTGTGTACTGCTTCAACCTTTGCTATCCGCTTTTCCCTAAAAATCATATCGCACAACTGTGCTGTAGAATCTACACCATCATCATGTTTCATTTTGCCCTCATATGTGCAAGAAAGAACGTTTTGAAAATATTTCTTGTATTCCTTAGTCTGTCTTTCAAGTTTTATGAAATGCAGTTTTCTTATATCCGGCGCATGATTTTTAATTCTGTCCATTTTTGCAGTTTTGTTATCTGCCGGGTCATGGCTTGTCAATATCGGGTAGCAATCTTTCTTCCATATTTTCTCGCAGTCCAAACGATAGGCAGCTGTTGTTTTTGTTTCCTCAAAATGTACCTCTGCTGTTTTATTCGGGAATTTATCTAAGTGGCTTTCCATTCTGCTTGTTACTTCGGGAATTGTTATATCCTTATCGCCATCGTTATACACAACATCCACGATATAGTATTCCTTTTCAATCTCATAGCAAATCGGCATTGATACAAAGTCTCCACCGCCATATGCCGGGTCGTTTGCTGAAAAAATTCTATCAGGTCTTATTCCCTCAATTTCTGCTGGGTCAAAAAAGTTCATGTTATCAATATTGAACATCTGACCTTTTCTTTCTATCGGCTCTTGCTGATATTGGGCGAACCATGAAGCCATATCGTCATTATCTTCAAATGAAGCCATTCTGCGCTTATAATCTAATGTGGAATATCCCAATTTGTAGGGATAATCAAAATTGCTCTCATTGTTTTCATTGAGTGCCGGGATTATAACCTCTCTATGACGTATGTTTTTATATTCAGGATTATTTGCAAGCAATTCTAATCTGCGTCCTTGAACATCTTTCGGTGCCCATCTCGTGCCTATTCCTAGTAGCTTTGCTTTGCCGGGCTTAATTCTCGGCATAAAGTTATTATCAAACTTTCCCCAAACTGTAGCCTGTCTATCCTCGCTTAATGCTTCATCAATACCACTAAATAAATCGTCATATACTCCCAAGCCGTCACAGTCACACGCTCCGTTCAGTGTTCCGTATATAGAGCGCATAGTAAATGTTGGGTATGTTTTTTTACGCAAGAAGTCTATCGTAAGGTCTTTTCCGTCTGTGATAGCTTTTTTCTCTACAATTTTAGGGTAAATATCTTTGTAGGTGTACGTTGGGTCATTTACCATTTCTAATGTTCCATCGTAAAATCCTCCGGTTATTTTATCGGAATATGCCGAATATAGATTTGACCTCTCAGGTCTGTTTGAACCAAACCACAAATTACCCATTTTAACAATTTGAGTCTTTCCTATACGTCCAGGGCAGAACACCATACCCTCATCAAGTTTGTCATCGTACAAATCTTGAATGAGTTGTGCGACTTTGCTTAACGGATTTCTTCTCGGCAAATAAAATCTTTCCCATGGTGGACGATTTTTTTCCATGTAAATCATAAAGCTCTCAAACTTATAGTGAGCTTCCATCAAAAATAAATCAAAATAGTGATTAACTAAGTCGTATGGTGTGGTCTCATGCTTGAAATGGTAATAATCCAAATCCCAAATCGTACCACCTGTTTTAGCCGTGCAGAAGCCCTCTATAAGCTCTTTTGCCCTCTTAGTGAGTTGTAGTCCATACTCAATGTCTTTCTCGCCATTTATGGCTACACTGCAAGCATCTACATAGGCATTAATTACTTGCTCGTCTTTTCCGTTTCTCTCTATGTAATTTTCGTAACTATCAACTGTGGAAATAAGGCTCTGACTAGCCATAAGAAAAGCACCTCCACTTTTAAAAAGCAAAGGTGCTTATAGACCTCTGCCTATAACTGTTTTAGGGTAGCGCCGTAAGTCACTTATACGGCGGTAATATATTACTCTGTTGTTTTAATCATTGTCTCTTCAACGCTATGTTCGCTACAAATCATTGTGTAACTATATCACATCTCCAAGGTCTACAATATGCAATCTTTGGCAACTGTCTTTTACTCTTTCTCTTGCCTCTTCAATATTTTTACAAATCCATGATGGATAATTGCTAAATTCAACATTTACTACCGCATATCTGTATTGTGGATAGTATCTTTCCTTAACTTCTTTAAGGGTTAAGTGTCCAGACTTTTTGTGCTTTGTGTTTCTGTTGTACTTTGTGTCGATAAGTTCTGAATAAAACTTGTAGTTTATAAAATTTATGATTTCGCATACGGCAAATATAATTACAATTGCAATCGCTATAACAGTTTTTATCATGGTCATTCGTCCTTTCCGCTATTTAGAGTAGTAACCAACTCCATTTGTTAGCCGGTAAAATTTTTATTAGAATGTTGGCATTGCTTCATTGCAAACAGACATGTGTGATTTATTACAAAGTGAATTATAGTCATTAATTACATACTGTACAGGAATATGATAGCTTTTAATTCCATATCTTGAAGCAACATCATTTTCAATGTAACATCCATTCCAACCCCAAGCATCGTTTATTCCAATAAATACATCAGCCTGTGCCAACTTCTTAAGACTCTCACCTAAATACCATACAGCTTCTTTGCTGTCTTTAGGTGGATTATCCTCAATATAGCTGTCGATAAGTTCTAATTCCTCACCCTCGTATATTTCAGCAATCTTTTTCATCTTCTGAATACTAGCTTTGATTTCTTCCTCTGTTTTGCCTTTCATCGGCACACTTACAAATAACTTTTTCATGCTCTCCGTCTCCTTTTCTATGTTTTATCAACCTTTATCTTTCCAAGGTCAGCGACTACAATTAGTCCGTAGTCGGTAATATCACTTAATCAATATCTGCAATGCTTTCCACAAAACAGTTATAATAGATATATCTCTTACCATTAAGGTCAAACTTAACATATCCGCCATCGTTTGTATCAATATCAATCTTTCCCTCATATGTTGCAAGTTCCTTGCCGTCTGCCGTGTATACAGTAATTGTTCTTTGCATACCGCCATTTACATCACTTTTCATATCTGTTACTGCTCTGTCCCATGACGCACATCCGGTCATTCCTAAACACAATGTTAATCCTAACGCAACTGCCAAAATTTTCTTTTTCATAAAAATTCCTTTCTGCTGATAATCAGCAACTATTGTTTTTATTCGCACTCTAAAAGTCTGTCTTTTATAAACTGTTCCAATGCACTAAAGCCTTTTGGCTTTTCAATTCCTTTTCTTGCAAGTTCTGCAACTATTGTTTCCATTTCTTCTTTTACTCCTTGATAGGCAATTTCCATTCCTGATTTTATTTCGTTCATTTGATTTCCTTTCATCGCAAACAATAGTCCGCTTCTTCTAATCTATCCGCTATTCTTGTCATTTCAATCTGTGTTCCATTTTCATTCATTGTGCTGACAGTTACACATCTGTCACGGCCACCGCTTGGCATACTGCCAAGTCTTATTTCCGTTTTATCATCCTCAAACTTGTAACATTTACGCATTTCTTCAATGCAGTTATTCATTTCTGTTATTTTCATAACTTTGCTCCTCAAATCCTTGCAACTATATGTTCTTTTGCAAAATCTTTTTTAGCTTCATCGTAGATAACCGAACTATTTTTATCAGTTTTCAATCTATCAAATTCGCAAGTAGCCTTTATACCATCTTTGTTACTGCATTCTGCATGATAATCAATGACACATACTTTCTTCTGCCATTTTCCATTGGCATAAATCTTTGTGTAACCGCCAGCTCTTGTTTTAATGATTATTTTATTTCTTGTTTTCTTCATTTATGTACAATACCTTTCTTGAAGCTTCGACACATTCTTTTCTCTTTTCTTCGTTTGTACACTTGCCATCTGCATTGTATCGGCAAGAAATCAGATTACATTTTTTATTTTCATAAGCATTATTTACATTATCAATCCATTCACGAAACGGAATATTGTTAATTGTGACATTATCTAATACTTCATTAGCCACTTTTTGTACTATTTCTTGTATTGATATTTTCATAATCTTGCTCCTTTTCCGCACTATTCGCTAATGATTTTGTTTCCTCTAGGATTTTCATTGCTAATGCTCTTGAAAATTCATAATTATTTTCCGGGTATCTGCCTAGAATTGATTTTGCATACTCATTGACTGCATCAACTGAAATATCAATGCCAATAGTCATATCATGAAATTCGGATGTTTCTATAGGCTCGCCATTTCTACCGCCTATTTCGTGTGATTGCGCTTCTCTAAGTGCTTCACGCTCTATTGATTTAATTACTTCTGCCATGCTCATAGCTCAAACACGCTCCCATATGCTACTCAACTACATACCAATCTTCTGCTAAACAATCATTAACTGACGGAACCCATGTAGAAACAGTGTCATTAACATTTTTGATAGCAAAATACGGATTGTAATGTACTAAATCGTCTTTATCTGCAATAGATTTTCCAATTTCTGTATAAGACTTAAAATTGCCAGCCGGAACGTAATACACAAACATTCCCTTGCCATTCCAACCTTTTCTTGCTACTTTTTGCTGTTTTTTTAATGCTTCAATTGCCTGTCCAAAATTCATAATTTATTTTCTCCTTTACAATTTATTATTTTTCATTTTCCATAAATCTTTCAAATTCTTCCATGCATTTATAGCACAAGTCGTATGTGGTATTAAAAATGCCGTTCTTTGTAACCGAATTTCCACACAGTATTCCTTTTTTAATCTCTGCACCGCACCTGTCGCAAGTGCGCCATTCTTTTTGATGTTTCATTCTTCCACCGCCTTTTAAACTAATCCGTACATATATAGAATATCAAGTGGTGTTATTCTATCTCGCTTAAAAGAATTTCTGACAATATAATTTGCCAACTCCCCATCTTCCCATCCGTCCGTACTTGTCATAGAATCATAAATCCGCTTATATTCTCCGGTCAGTTTGTCAAATTCAAACCATCCCAAGTCAAGTGTTACTCCGTAATCATAAAATCCCCTGTCAGACCACTTTCTGACATAATACATTAACTGCTTATATGAGAATCCAAGCCTTTCAAAAATATTTCCAATAGTTCTTATGCTCAATTCTCGATTGCTTGAAGGCAATTTTCTTTTCTGTTCATTCACGCAAGCTCTAAAAAATATTTCTTCTAATGGTTTCATTCTTCCACCAACTTTCTAAGCACCATACATAAACATATTTCCAAAATGGGAATCATTTAGTGCTTTTTCTAATTCGTCTTTGTACCTAAATAGGCTTAAAGGGCTTTTTATTTCTTCCCTCAATACAGGTGACATATTGTCTATCAAAATGCTTTGTGTAGCACTTGCAAGGTTTTGTTGTGGCAAATCTGCTAAAGCGCATAACTCCATTCTTTTATGGTCGCATTTTTTCAGATTTAGGGCAACTTTTACATTTTTCTGCTAATTTACTTAAAGGTTCCGCCATTACTACACCAACTTTCTACCGCAGATAGGGCAATAATTGATTTTTTTAACCAATCCGTTACTACCGGTTCCGTGAACGTCATATCCAAATGCAATAATTTTGTTCGGATATTGTATTGCAAGTCCATAATCGTTCGTCTTTCCAATAGCCAAAGGTTTTCCTCTTTCACAAAATTCACACATATTACACCTCAATCCCATATTCTTTGAAATGGTTTTCAATATCTTTAGGTATCTCAACGCCTAGTTCTTTTGCCCTTTTAAATGCTTTTATTTCTTCATTTGTAGGCATATTAGCAGTTCTAAACCATTGGTCTATGTCAACATGTCCACGTTCTAAGCTATTATTAAAATCTGTGCAATTATAAGCTCTTTTAATACATTTGTCTTGTGGATAAATAATATGTGTTTTTATATCTCTGTCGGTTGTACAATCTATCCCGGAACTATATTTTGCACATTTTTCTCTGTATTCGCATATATCGCATTCGGTATTTTTCTCTTTATATTTTCGAGGCCTGTATTTTTTAAAATCCTTGCACTCGCAGTCAAGTGATGTATCATTCCCTTTTTGACAATTATAAACCGGATATTCTTCTCCTATTTCCTCATCAAAAACAAAATCTTCATCACAATATTTGCAAATTGAGCAATCTTTCATATTGCACCTCAAATCTTCGTAAATATATCCAAATCATAGTTATCTCTGATATAGTCAACAACTTCCTGTAATTTGCTTTTCACAAATTCATCTTTGGCAATATCTGGGTGTGCGTAAAACATGCAACTGTCTTTCTTTCCGTCCGCTTTATATTTACGATAGTCAAATGTCATTGTAAACAATGGTATTCTTGTTAAATTCTTTGTCTTATATCTTATCCAACAATTAACAATTTTCTTAATCATTATTTCTCCTTTGCCTTAAACAGTGTGTCAGGAAATGGAATGCCTAAAAAATGCATGTTGGCATACTTCCTAAATGTCGGCACGCTCATACCGGCTATCTTTGCTGCTTGTGCCTGTGAACATCTGCCATATGCGTATTCCATCAATCCCTCTCGGAACGAGTCAATATTTCGCGTCTTAACTCCTTTTGCCATATCTATACCTCCGTTTAGTACTCTATAATGCCTTGTGCCAACTGTAGCAGATAGTCGCTCTTAGCAAAATGTGTTATCGAGTAGTTAGTCTCTCTTCTATGCGTCCGTCTGAAATGCTCGTTAACCATTCTATCAAGCCCAGTAAGCCCTGTTTCATCTGCTAGGTAAACATCTGTCCACTCAAAGTGATTATGCTCCGTATCGGTCACATTAGAAAGCGACAGGCATACATTAGTCAGAGTCTTATCGGTCAAGATTGGGTGAACCTTACAAAAATAGTTTTCGTACAGGTTCATGTATCTGCAAAATGCGTTTTTGACTACTTCTCCGACTGTCTTGTTTTCAATACTGTTGTCGCAGATTTCAGAGAATCTATTGACCATATCATCTATCTTTGCTTGCATATCCTTTCGGGCGACTCTTGCCGTCTGTTTCTCGGAAACAGATGTATGTACCTCTCCATCAATGCTAGTTGATGTATGTACCTCTCTTGTAATCTCTGAATCATAATCTTTGTTTAAGTAATCTATGTTAGTACTCTTTGGTATTGCTTCGTCACTGACTTGTGTTTGATTTTCCATTGGCTCATTATTGATTGCGCACTCATGCGCATTGAATTTTTCATTTTCCGGTATTTCAATTCTATAATCACTTAATGGATAACCATTCTTTTTAAGGTCTTTTGCAATATTTACAAGATTTACTCTATATTGCAATGTTCTATCCCATTTATATTTAGGGTTATTTCGCTTTGAGATATAACCCATATCCACCAATTCACTGATATATCTTCTTATCTGGCTTGCAGATAAACCTAACATAACCTCATCGGCTAATTCTTCGGCTGTTTTATATATCCAACCATAGAAAAGCTCTCTTTCTTCTTCTCCATTGTTCTTCGCAACCTCATTTTCTTTCTTGATAAACTTATCGGCATCTGAAACTCTTTCGGACCAATATATAAACTGATTGAGAATGATTGCTTTTCTATAATCGTTTGTTATCGATAATAAATCTTCTCTAATTACTGCTTTTTTAATTTTTACGTCTGTCATATTTTACCTCCTACGATAGATAACCCTACGATTTATATAAAAACAGTTGTCAGGAGTTCGTAGGTTACTCTTTTCGTGTTGCAATCACTAGGCAACTGATTTTACCGAATTTTTAAAAAGGCAAGATGCACTCCATCAAAAGGTTTCCCAAAACACATTACAGAATTTTGAAGTGTCTCACCCCATTGCTTTCAGTCGCGCGTACCTACTAGCAACTTGTTTTTGTGTGTTTTCTTTTATTTTTCCGAAACTGCTATATTGCAGACCGTCCGCGTTACGCAACCGCTATTCAAGATATAACAGCTCGCACTAAACCGACATATGATTGATGTGGTGTGGATTTGAACCGCACGAATTCTTCTCGAGCAGAATATACCCTCCGGGTACTGCTTGCCACTTGCATACACATCAACTCACATACGGGTTGGTTTTAGGATAATACAGGTAACCAACAACTATATTTCCATTTCACTTGTATGTGAGAACGCCGACATCGTGAATCGAACACGAACAACATTTCTGTTGGATAGCTTAGCAAGCTATTGGAATACCTTTATCCCATATCGGCAAATAATTTATTGGCAGGACTTAGCAGCGCATTTTCTGTACCGCCCATTTAATCAAGCCTTGTCGCCTACTTGAACCAATAATTAATCGGCAAGGCTAGGAATCGAACCCGCGACAAATCAGCTAATAGCCGACTGCTCTACCACTGAGCTACATGCCAACAATGAGGGTGAAGTCTAAGGAGTGGCAACACCCTCCGGAGATATAAATTTGTATGTGCTGTAGGAAAAGAACTAACGAAACCTACAGCAAAGAGCATGTGAGGAATTGCACCTCACCTAAGACTCATATGATTTGAGTTGCCCTAGTTTAACAATTAATTAAAGGGGGTATATATGTCTACTCTGCCTATTACAGATGTCTTTACGACAGGTTGGTTTTCACGCTCGTGCATTGTGGGATTATACACGATTAAACCCTCACGAGCCTTGTGACGGCTCTTAACAGCTTTCCGCTATGAGGACGAAAGGAACTACTAAGTCCAATGTCGGGGAACCAAGTAAACCCCGAACAGGGCATGTTGGATTTGAACCAACGTATGCGGGAATCAAAATCCCGTGCCTTACCGCTTGGCGAATGCCCTATTTATTGCCACATAAAAGCTATGGCAAATATCTGACCAAGCATTACCGCAGCACCGAGAAGTCTCGAGCTAACTGTCTCTTTTTCGTCTAACATGGTACTTGACGTTCCAAATGCGGTTAATGCCAGCCATACTGTTGTTACAATTTTTAGTACAAACATGATTTACACCTCAAAATCTAATTATCTTCATTTTCTTTCAATACTGACTCAGCTATGCACGCAAGAACTAAAAACACTATTGAGACTACCATTGAGCATCGGTCAGAAAAGAGTATTCCGTAAAACATACAAAATAAAATTATCCATGTATACAGGCCCTTAAGAAACATTGGCATGAATTTATAAACAATCTTGTCGAAAATCTTCCACCTGCGCTTAGACTTAAGCTCGTGAGCCTTATCAATGTACCACTCTGCCTTGTTCATATCCTCACCCACAGAACCTTTATGACCGGCACGATATTTGTACTTGTATGCAGTAATCTCACACCATTTAGCCACATCCTTAAGTCCGTAAATGTCAATCATTTCATCAATGCACTCTTTACGGTCAGGCAGATTGTAGTGGCTAGGGTGATTTACCTTATCGGAATTAATTTTATTAGACTCAAATCCTGTTAATTTCATCACTGTTAGCTCC